TTAAAAAATCCTAGATTACCAGTACCTTGTCCGATACCTAAAACACCAGCACCAGTACCAATACTTCCAACTGTTGTTCCATCTTTTTTATATTCTTGTATTATCCCGTCTGAATTACCTGTTCTATTTAATATCTGTACTACCGATGCCTGTTTAGCAGCATTAAGCATCGCTGCTGAGTTAATACTAAGACCACTTCCTGTTGTAAATAAATGTGGGTTTGTATCAGTAGTGGCTACCATTACGATACCTGCATTATTAATACGCATACGTTCTGCATAATTTGTACTGAGGGTTAGGGCTGTGCCATTAGAGCCTATTCTTACTTGGTCTGCTGTGGACGAGCTATTTGCAAAACAAACAAAAGAACTGGTAAGGGTAGATTTAAACTGAGCCACCATTGATGTACTACCTGCATTTACTTCTAATTTTCTGCTTGGACTATCAGTCCCAATTCCAACATTTCCTGAACTAACAACTGTAACTTGACCTGTTGTTGAAGAAAGTCCGTTAGGTCTCAAGCGAACAGTTCCACCGCTTCCTGATGTACTTAAAGTTGTATTTGTATCAGAAGAAGTAAAATGTGTGTCTGCTGTAATTGTACCAACAACGTGCAAAGCGGTACTTGGAGAACTTGTGCCTATTCCAACCCCTGTAGTGTTATATCTAACTCTTTCACTTCCATCTATTTCAAAGGCTATTCTGCTACCACCTTGTGTATTACCAGGATCAGCTTTAAAAGTAAAATGACCACCGCTGCCAGAAACCTCAGAATAACCACCCTCAATATCTGTTAATCGTATATCAGGAGCAGAACTAGCAATTTCTAGCTCTCTATTTGGGTTCGTTGTGCCAATACCTAAAGACTCAGCACTAGCATCCCAGAATAAAGCTTGGGTTGAGCCTGTATCGTCATAGAATGAGATATCGCCTGTAGCATGGTCTACTTCTAATGCTTTTGTACCACTTCTTTTTATAAATAAATCAGCATTTGAGAAGTTAATATCATTTCTTGAAAAACCTGATGCAATATCAAAAGATACTGAACCTGATATAGTTCTTATATGCGATGCTCTTGATGAACCTGAATTTACATCAAAGAAAGAATCTAAAGAGTTACCACCTGTAGTAAATTTAAAACGATTTGTAACACTGTCATCGTCAAATACAATATTAATATCTGAAGAACCGCTATCAACAGTTAAACCATCAGCAGTAACTGTTCCTGTTACGTCTAAATTTCTGCCAACTGAAACATCTCTTACAGCAGTATAATCGCCATCTAAATCAAAAGTATGTTTTGCAGTTTGTCCGCTATTCTCAAAAGTTAAAGTGTTTGGTGTAGTTCTATAATAAAGTCTGAAGTTAGGATTAGATTCTGTGTCTCCAAATTCAAGACCAAATGGTCCTGCAGTTCCTGTAAATTTAACCTGTGTACCACCTGATGAAAGTGTGATGTTGCCTGTAGTTGCTATAGCACCTGTTACATTTAAAGGATGCGAAAAGTTAAAGCTATCGTTAGTTGTGTTCCAAGTTAAGGTAGCATCTTGGGTAGCACTTACAGCATCTTGAATAGTAATACCTGCACCATTTGCTGAAGCAGATGAATCACCCGTTGAATAGTTTAGGGTAATGTTTTTGTCTTTTACGTTTAGATCATCTGTGTTTACGCTTGTGGTAGTGCCTTGAACTGTTAGGTTTCCTTGTATAACTATGTTGTTATTGAAGGTTTTATTACCTGCTATAGATTGAACACCTGTTGTTCTTACAACTGTAGAATCAAGAGATAAACTTCCTGTTGTAGTTATTGTAGTAGGAGAAGCTGTAATACCATTAGAAGCAGTAATGCTAGTAACTGTACCAGTACCAGCACCAGTTCCTGTAGATGATTGTTGTACGCCATATTCAACTTGATAACCTGAACCAGCATCACTATCAGTCCAAACATTATTTGTTATTGTTGGAGTAACAGTCAACCTAAAATGATAATAAGACTCCGCTGTTAAAGTGCCACTAGTTATTCTGTGTGTTGGGTCTGCATCTAATTCATAAAAATAACCATCAGGAGTTGTGTATTTATCTGTAGTCCTAACATAGGTTGGAGTTAAAGCAGTCCATGTGCTGCTTGAAGCTAATTTATAAAAATATTGAAAAGTTGCTTCTAATGCAGTTCCAGTATAATTGGTTGATGTAGCAAAACCTGTAACCATACCAGCACGAAGATCAATATCTTTGGAGTTGATTTGATAGCCATTATTACTCGTTCCTAGCAAGTCAAAGTTTTTAGCTGCGCCTACATAATACCCATTTGTACTTGTGCTACTAAAGTCATCATAAAAACCATTTTGTGCAGGTGCGGTTCTCCTATCAATTTCATTCCACACTTCTTGTTTAATACTTTCAACAGTTACAGTCTCTGCTGTTATTGAAGTTGCTCTTACTTCTCCATGTATTCCAGCATCTCCAGTCACAACTAGATTTCCTGTTCTTAAATTGCCAACAACATCTGCACTTGTAGCAGTCATAGCACCTGCTGTAGTTACTACAAAAGCACCTGAGCCTATGTTTAAACTACCTGCATCAATATCACCCAAATTGCTATTTATAGCAGCTAAATCAGTAACAGTAATTTTATCCGCACCAATAGTTCCTGAAGTTATATTATCTGCATCTAAGTTGGTAACAGTAATAACTGAAGCATCAATAGTTCCTGCTGTAATTTTATCAGCTGATATATCTGCAACTTTAGAATCAGTAACAGATCCATTTCCTAAATCATCATTTTGTACTGGTGGTACTGAATTATTAAAATTATATGTAGCAGCCTGTGATTCAACATAATTGGTATTTAATGATCTAACTTCAGCTGTATATCCGTTATCAACCTCTAAGCCTGTTAAATTAAAAAAATTGTTTTTAGTTCTACCATCGTATTTAACATTGTCATTAGAATCTTTGACAATAACTCTAAATTCATATGCTGGATATGTAGTTGGATTCGTCCAGGTTAAGTAAGGCTGTACTCCTGTTGTTGGGTCTTTATCTACAAAATTAAGGTTAGTTGGGGTGTCGCTTTTAAACGAATCAACCATGTCCCCAGGGATTTCTATATTTTCATCTGGGGGTGTAACATAGCCATAAATGTTTGATTGATAAATGACTGCATTAACACTTACAGTTAAATCATTATTTATAGTCATTTTGGTAATTCTGTATTGCTCTGCTGACATTGCAACCCTGGAATTAGTTACTGATATAAGCTCTCCAACTTTGACATATAGTAGTTTGTGTGTGCCTGTAAATGAAATAGTTTTATTATTTCTTGATCTTAATAAAGCAGCCTTAGCGTTTTGATACACAATATTATAATTAGTAATAAATGGCATCTCAATTGTAAGTTTTAGCTCTTCACCACCATCATCGTATTTATAATCTTGGCCAGAAGTTGCTGAAACGTGTTTGTAGGTAGCTGTATCTAACTCATAATCTTTTTGCGCGTTAGCAAATTCAACCTCTACAATATTAAATTTTTCCTCTTTGTTTTCAATGGAAACTTTTATACCAGATTCTAAAACATCATCATCATCTATTGATAATGTTACCGCTTCACTATCTTCAATTTTTAAAGAATATATACCATTGATGTAATTAAAAATACCACGCATATTAGCAAGTATTTTTTTAGCATTATCAAATACAGTCTCTTCAGTATCTATAACCCCATTAAAAGGAAACCTATCTTGCGTGGATGTTATATCAATGCTAACAGCAGTTGGATTAAAGGCGATTGCAGTTGTTACAGCTCCGCTGCTTAACTGTATTACATATAATGTTTCTTTAGGCTCTTGATATTCACTTTGATTTTGATTATATGCATCTTCTAGCCTATCAGCTCTACTGTTACTAGTTTTACCAACCACAGTTCCAGACGCGTAAGTTGTAGATCCAATTTTTATGGTAATTGGATTGCCAACTTTTAATTTATTATAAACAGCTAAATTTGCAGTAGTCTTTTTAAATCGCATTTCGCCATCAGAGCTTAAACTTTGCAGCGTTGCAGAATATGTAAATGTTTGTTGTGTGGTGTTTTTATTTGCAGCGGTAATAAATGACTGCATATCAATAGCTGATGTTGGTAATGATTTTCCATATTCTGAATTAGTCAAATAATCTAATAGAACTAATGGTGTATTGTTTGTAAATGCATAAGTAGATGGATCGTCAATTCTTTGGCTACCAGAGCCATTTATTACAGTAGAATCTAACCTTGGATCATATATTTTTTTGCCTTGGACATCACATGTAATTTCTGGAAGGCCAGTAAACATACCACCACCAGAATCGTAATCAAAATTACAAGCAATATAAGCAATACCTTTTAATCTATGTGCAGAAGTCCATTCTGGAACACAGCCAACTAACATTGGATCTGCTACCTGATCTGCCTCACCCATATGGCAATTAAAAACCATTCTAGGCTTATTTGGTGGATCTTGGTTTGCTAGTATTCTATCTATTTCAGCCTGTGTAGACCCAAAGTAATTAGAATTTCTTTGTATGAAATGATCAAAAACTGATGTGTCTGCAACTGACCTGCCACCTATTTTAATATTACTAATGCTGTGTATTTCTCCAACTGAAATAGCATAGACTACAAATAGCTCTCTATTGTTTATTGTATTTGCATATAAAACAGTTCCTGCAACCCTTCTAGTTCCATAAGAAACAGGTATGCCTCCGCCAGTCCCATACTTTTGTATTAAAAGTTGGTTGGCTTGTTTTTCTAATTTTTTTGCTTTTTTATAAGACTTATATGATGCAACTCCACTTCCAACATAAAATAAAATTTTCAGGGCGGTGTATGGATCCATTTTTTACGCCCTCCACCTAATATCATTTTTAGCCAAATGTGCAAACTGCATGCCCTTGTCCCCTGTGTAAATGTCTTGTTGTGACTGGTCTGTGAATTTTCTACCTCTGACAATATCCCAATTTTTAAATTGATTGGCTAATTCCACATCAACAACTATTCCATTAGTTGTGTCTGAAACTGAGGCTGCTGCTACTGTGCCTTTAAAATATTCAAATGCATTTATTATGGTTTCTGAAGGATCTAAAAATGCACAAAATATAATTGCATTTTTATTTACATAATCATTTGTTAAAAAAATATTTTTAATGCTGTTGGTTGTGTTGTAAAGCTGCAAACCTATGTCTGAATATTCT